GCCAATGCGCCTCTGATGGACGCGCCCGAGGACTTCGGCCCGGGCGTCGAGGGTGAGGTTGCGCGCTGGCAGGCGGAAATCAGCCAGGCCAAGCGCCAGATGCACGAGTGGCACAATCGCTGCCGGCACATCGAGCGCAAGTATCGGGCTGATGGCCGGGCAGGCGCTCGCACGCGGCCCGGCTTTGCGATCCTGTGGTCGAACGTCGAGACCCTGAAGCCTGCAATCTACGCCCGGCCACCCGTGCCGGTCGTGGCGCGGACGTTTCAGGACAGCGATCCCGTGGGTCGTGCCGCTTCGATGGTGCTGCGGCGGAACATCCAGCACCAGATTGAGGAAGGCAAGGTCCACCGCAAGATCAAGCAGGTCCGGGACGACTATCTCCTGTATGGCCGTGGGGTCATGTGGGCTGTGTATCGCCCCAAGATCGGCAAGGTCCTGCAACTCAACACCGAGGCCGAGGAATACGGCGAAGAAGAACGGCTGGAGGGCGAGGAAGTCGTATGGGACTTCGTGCGCCGGTCTGACTTCCTGCACAGCGCGTCGGCGAATTGGGAAAGCGTGACATGGGTCGCGCGCTGTGTGCGGATGACGCAGGATGAAGGCGTGGCGCGGTTCGGCGGCAAGTTCCGCCGGGTGCCGCTGTCCTACAAGCCGGAGCGGCGCGACGGGGCAAACGAGCAGGATAAGTCCTACGAAGTCTTCCACCGCGCGCAGGTCTACGAGATTTGGGACATTCAGACCCGCAAGGTCATCTGGATGGCCGAGGGATACGATGGCCTGCTGGATAAGCAGGATGATCCCCTGAGCCTGCATGATTTCTTCCCGACGCCGCGCCCGCTGTATGCGACATTGACCGACAGCAGCCTCGTGCCGGTGCCGGATTACATCGAGTATGAGGAGCAGGCCGAACAGCTTGACCAGTTGACCACGCGCATCAAGTGGCTGACCAAGGCCATCAAGGCGTCTGGCGTCTACAACTCGGCCACGCCTGAAATCCGCCAGATGATGGAGGGCGACGAGAACACCCTGACGCCAATCCGGGATTGGGCTGGGTTCGCCGAGAAGCAGGGCCTGAAGGGCGCGATCGACTTCCTGCCCATCGCCGACATGGCAGCCACGCTGGAAACCTTGCTCACGGCGCGGGAAAAGGTGAAGTCCGACCTTTACGAGATCACGGGCATTTCCGACGTGATTCGGGGTGCCGAGACGGCCAGCGGCGACAAGACGGCAACCGAGATCAGGACCAAGGGCCGTTACGCGACCTTGCGGCTATCGGACCGCCAGATGGCGATGGCCGAGTATGTCCGGGATGTGCTGCGGATCACGGGCGAGATCATCGCCGAGCATTTTTCGCCCGAAACGCTGGCGTTGGCGTCGAATTGGGCCAACAGCGAATTGGCTATGGACGCACCAGCTCCACAGATGGGCCATAACGGCGGGCCGCCCATGTCGGGTGGTGATGCGCTGTTCATGCAGTCCGTCCAGTTGCTGCGGGACGACCGCCTGCGCGGGTTCCGGATCGACGTGGAGGACAAGTCGACCATTGCGGCGGATGAGGATGAGGAAAAGGTCGCGCGCGTTCAGTTCTTGGAAGCGGTGGGCGGCTTTATCGAGAAGGCCATCACGATCCCGCCCAATGTCGCGCCTGTTCTGGCGCCGCTCATGGGCAAGATGCTGATGTTCGGCGTGCGTGGCTTCCCGGTCGGCCTCGAAATGGAGCAGGCGCTAGAGGACGGCATCGGGCGCCTGACCAAGCAACTTGAGATGGAAGCCCAGCAGCCACCCAAGCCCGATCCGGACATGATCAAGGCGCAGGCTGCGGCACAGAAGGCACAATCCGACATTCAGATCGAGCAGCAGCGCGCGCAGATGACCATGCAGGTGGAGCAGATCAAGGCGCAGGCCATGATGCAACGCGCCGCAGCGGATCAGGCCATCGCGCAAATCCAGTTGCAGATCGAGCAGATCAAGGCTCAAGCGGCGGGTGTGTCGTTGCAGATGCAGGCCACGCAGGCAGATGCACAGAACGCGCAGGACCAGACCGAGCACGTCCTGAAGGCGCAGGAAGCCGAATTGGAGCAGCAGCGGTTCTACGCCGACCGTGAGGACGCGGACCGGCAGCACGCCATCGAGTTGGGGCATCTGGCGATCGACAGCCGCAAGCTGGACGTGGAGGAAAAGCTGGGGGCGAAGAAGATTGCTGCGTCCCGCGCGCCACACTGACCGTGGCATATTCGCCACATTGATGCTTGCGCGCCACAGACTGTGGCTGTATGGTCACAGTCATGCGATATATCCGTCATGAGGGTGAGTGGGTTCCCAGGGACCGCTTTAGTCGCCCCCCGCAGGTATTCCCCGCCATTCATCGCGATTACATGGAGCCGGCGCTCCACCCCGCGAACGGCGTCACGACCGACAGCAAGAGCCAGTTCCGCAGCGCCACCCGCGCCGCCGGCATGGTCGAGATGGGCACCGATGCGCCACGTGCCCGTGAGCGTGCACCATCCAACGTCGTGACGAAGGCCGATATCGCGCGGTCGTGGGAGATGGTCGAGCAGGGTTATCGCCCCCCGCCGGCTGAGACGTTGCCCGATCTGGCTGGCGTGCCGGTGCGGGAGTTCGCCGCGTGAGCGAAACCCTCGAAGCCCCCGCCGTCGAAGCCGAGGTCACAGCCCCGGAACCCGCAGCACCGCCGTCCCTGCGCGATCTCCTGACCGCGGAGTATGACCGGAAGGTTGCAGGCGGCGAACCGACAGAATCGCAGGCGTCCCGCGACGACAAGGGCCGCTTTGCCAAGGTCGAGGCTGATGCCCCGACCGAACCTAAGACACCAGATGCCGACCCCGCGCAGCCCGTATCGGACGCCGTAGAGCGTCCCGAGGCGTGGTCGGAAGCCGAATGGACCAATCTCAACCCCGACGTGCAGCGAGCCATCGCCCGCCGGGAGAAGGACATGGGCGCGGCGCTGGTCGAACGGGCAACCGATACGCAAGAGGTCGAGTCCTACCGACAGGTCATCAAGCCGCACGCCGAGCGTTTCGCCGCGCATGGTCTCAACCCACAGCAGGGCATCGAACGCCTGTTGCAGTGGGAAAAGGCACTCTCGACGAACCCGCAGCAGGCCGTGGTGCAGTTGGCCCAACTGTATGGCGTCAACCTCCATTCGCTCACGCCTGATCCCAACGATCCATCAGCCCAGCCGGGCGTCGTTCAGGTCCGCGATCCTCGCGTCGATACGCTCTTTGCTGAGCGCGCACGCGAGAAAGCAGAGGCCGAACAGCGCCAGGCCGCCACGATTGACGCGCAAATCGCAGCGTTCAAGTCCGACAGCCGCAACGTCCACTTCGATCAGGTTCGCCTCGTGATGGCGGGCATGATGCAGGCGGACGGCAAGCTGTCGTTGCAGGACGCCTATGACCGCGCCGTGTGGGCTGACCCCGCGCTCCGTGCCCAGCAGCAAGAGGCTGCATCGAAGGCGCAGGAAGCGGAACGCAAAGCCAAGGAAGCCGAGCGCGTGCGGGCCGCCAAGCGGGCCGCCGTCAGTGTCCGTGACAACCCCGGATCGGGGCAGATCAACGGCACAGTCGCGAAAGCTCCGAACCTGCGGGCTGCGTTGGAGGCTGTTTGGGATGAGGCGTCCTCGTGACCCCCATCTAGGAGTAAAGGCCCGTGGCCTTTCCGAACCTGTCCGAAATCACCACCACCACGTTGCGCAGCCGCACGGGTGAGTTGGCCGACAACGTCACGCGCAACAACGCCATTTTGGTCCGACTGTCCGAGCGTGGCTTCATCAAGCCGTTCAGCGGTGGTCGCACCATCGTCCAGGAAGTCAACTACGCGAATAACACAACCTGGACCCGTTACAGCGGTTACGAACTGCTGAACATCCAGCCGTCCGACACGATCAGCGCCGCCGAGTTTGCCATCCGGCAGGCCGCCGTCGCGATCTCGATCTCTGGCTTGGAGCAGTTGCAGAACAGCGGCAAGGAAGCCGTGATCGACCTGCTGGAAAGCCGGATCAACAACGCCTACGACACCATGGCGAACGGCTTGGCCTACGATATGTATTCGGACGGCTCGATCACGGGTCAGATGGGTGGGTTGCAGACGCTGGTCAGCACGTCGCCCGGTTCCGGCACTGTCGGCGGCATTGACCGTGGCACGTTCGGCTTCTGGCGCAATCAGGCGTATTCCTGCACGTCGGACGGTGGCGCGGCGGCTTCCTCGGCCAACATCCGCAGCTACATGAACACGCTGTCTTCGCGCCTCGTGCGTGGCCGCGATGCGCCTGACTTGGCGCTGTGCGACGGCACTTTCTACAACTACTTCCTTGAGTCGTTGCAGGCCATCCAGCGGATCAACGATCCGGGATCCAAGATGACCGAGGCCGGCTTCCCGAACATCGCCTACATGGGCACCGGCAAGCGCATGGACGTTGTGCTCGACGGCGGGTTCCAGGGCACCACGACGGACGGAAACACGTTCGGCTCCGGTGGGGCTGGCGCGGTCGGCGGCGCTCCGGCGTCCCGCATGTATATGCTCAACAGCAAATACATCATGTATCGCCCGCATCGGGATCGGAACTGCGTGCCGATTGGCGATGATCGCGTGTCGGTCAACCAGGATTCGATGGTCCAGATCATCGGTTGGGCCGGCAACATGACGATCAGCAACTGTGGCCTTCAGGGCGTTCTCTACGCCTAACGCCAGAAACCGAGGGATCACATCATGTCCACCTATTACGTCAACACGCCCCTTCAGGGCATCAACTTCTCCCAGACCTTCACGCTGTCGACCTCGACGCCGGAATACCCGGGCCTGCCGATCGTTCCCGGCACGCACGTTCAGGGTTCGGACGGATCGACCTGGGTCTATGTTGTGCTCGAAGCGGCGACGACCTGCACGGCAGGCGACTGGCTGATCGTCACGACCAACTCGACATGGGAGGTCAAGCCCGTCACCAGCACGCTCGCCAAGGGCAAGCTGGGGCAGCGCATGGGCGTTGCGGGCGGGACCGGGACTGCCGGCCAGTATCTGTGGATGCAGACCGCCGGCTTCAACAACTCGACCAACTGCGCGACCTCGGCTGCGGCCTTCACGGCGCTACATAGCACCGCAACGGCAGGGCGCCTGTCCACCACTGCGGTTGGCGGCACGTCGGCGGCCATCTCTGGTGCGGTCATCAACGCCACCGCAGCGGCGAACGTCGGGATCGCGGTCATCGGCGGCGTCACCGTGGGAGCGGACGACTAATCATGAGCGACACCTTCATCCCGACTCAGGCGATCGAGTGGGATCAGGGCGGTGCGGTCGGGACCGTTCGATACGGTTCCGATTCCCGCAAACTGGTCCAGTTCTATCGCTCGCAGAAGCGCAATGGTGAATACGCCATTGCCAATGGTGAGCCGCCCTACATCGGCGTCGACCACATCAAGATGTGGGAACCGGGCGAGCGGAACCTGTTCGTCATCGACCGCCCCGCGACCGATGAGGACAAGGCTCGGTTCCGTGACCGATGGAATGCGTATCAGGCTGGTCGCGAGCAGGTCCCGGATGGCACGCCCATCGAGGCGCTGTTCCACGCCGATCCGGACGTGATCGCGCGCCTGAAGCCGCTTGGGTTCCACACGATCCAGCAGCTTGCCGGGGCATCGGAAACGGCGGTCGGCAAGATGGGCATGGGCGCGCGTGGCTTTGTCGCGAAGGCGGCGGAGTTCATCGAGGCGACGCAGAACCACGACCAGTTCGCGGCCATCAAGTCGCAGATGGAAGACCTGCGGAAGATGCTCGAAGAACAGCAGGCGCAGAACGCCGACCTGATCGGGCAACTGAACCGTAAGAAGGAGCGCACGGCATGACCGCGCTAACCACACAACGGAACCTGATGGGCCTTGGTATGCCCGCGCAGTTGGCCATGCTGATCAGCACTGGATCGGCCAACCGCGTGCAGGCGCCGATGACCGTTGGTGCCGACCAGATCAATGGCGCGAACGGGACCGGCACGAATGGCGCCGGGACCAATGTCGCCGTTACGGGCGGCACATCGAACGGGACTGGCGCCGGCACGTCGGTTGTCCTGACGCCCGGCACGGTATCGACCGGGGCAGCAGGTGGCGTGTTCAACCGTGGCGCTGTCTACGTCAAGCAGGGCACGCCGGCCGCGAAGACTGTGGCGGTCACCCTGACGGCGGCAGAACTCCTGACCGGCATCATCACGGCCAACCAAGGCGGTGGCGCTGCGGCCAACTATCAGTTGCCGCTTGCCTCGGCTCTACAGACCGCGATGGCGACCGATCTCGCGAACGACGACGCTTTCGACTTCTACGTCATCAACCTCAGCACGGTTGCGGCGGAAGACATCACGATCACGACCAACACCAACTGGACGTTGGTCGGTGGCATGACCATCGAAGCGCGCGACTCCACGGCGGCCAATGCGTCGGCTCACTTCCGGGCGCGTCGGACCGCCGCGAACACGTTCACGCTCTACCGCCTGTCCTGACCAGTGGGGCAGCGGACCCTTGCCGAACTGATCCAGCAGGCCCGGCTAGAACTGGGCCTGCTGCCCTATTCGACTGCGCCGGCGTCGTCGCAGGACTTTATCGACCAGCAGATGATTGGCCTGATCAATCGCGTCGGTGAGGAATTGCAGCGCCAGTTCCCGTGGGCCGCACTTCAAACCGAGTTTATCGTCTCGACCGAGGCGGTGCAGATCACGACGGGCGACACGCTACTCGGCAGCGGCGTCATCAGCAATATCCCCGATACGTCGGCCATGGTCGCGAACAGCTATGTCGTGACGGGCGCGGGTATTCCGGTATCGGCCCGCATCATTTCCGTCGACAGCGCGACGCAGATCACGTTGTCGGAACACAGCACCGTCACGGCGGCAGGCGTCACCCTGACGGTTGCGCGCGACACATATAACGGCCCCGCCGACTTCCAGAGCTATGTCTCGGATACGTGGTGGGACCGGACGAACCGTTGGAAGCTGCTGGGGCCGACCTCGCCTCAGATGGATCAGTTCTTGCGCTCCGGTATCGTCACAACAAGCCCCCGGCGTAACTGGCGACAGATTGGCCGGCCTTTAACCAACTGGCGTATTTGGCCCCCTCCTGGGGCGAACCAACCGACATTGACGCTTGTCTATGAGTACATTTCCCTATCGTGGGCGACGAACGCGGCGGGCGAATATCAGGCCGCGATGGTGTCCGACACCGACACGGCGATCTTTCCCGATGACGTGATGGTGACGGGCCTGAAGGCGAAGTTCTTCCAAGCCAAGGGCATGGATACCAAATACCTTGACCGCGAGTATGCCATTGCGCTTGAGCGGGCGAAGTCGGTTGACGGTGGGGCGGCGATCCTTGCTCTGGCGAAGCGTGCTCCTGGAGCGGATTTGTTGGGTTGGTGGAATATTCCACCAGACGGCTACGGGCCGCGTCCCTAATGCCGATGCTCGGCCCCGGCCAGACGGTCTCTATTCCGGCGCCAACCGGCGGGTGGAACAGCCGCGATCCTCTGGACGCGATGCCGCAGGATTGCGCCTACCAGTTGGACAACTTCTTCCCCGAAACCGGCACCGTCACGTTGCGGTCCGGGCACGTCGAGTTCTGCGACACGGGCGAAGGCGATCCGATCCAGACCCTGTTCAGCTATTCGGGCGCGTCGGATGAGAAGCTGTTGGCTGCGGTCAACGGCAAGATTTACGACGTGACGAGCGGAACCGTGGGCGCCGCACTGGCGACCGGCTATGCGAAAGACGTGTGGACCTGGACCAACTACGCAAGCGGCGGCGGGACGTTCCTAATCGGCGCGAACGATAGCGGGTCGGATGTGCCGTTCGTCTATGACGGCGCCACCATCACGGACGTTGTCGTGACGGGCGTGACCGACACCGACCTGTCGCAAGTCGTCCTGCACGCACAGCGGGTTTTCTACGTCGAGCGCAACACATTGTCGGTCTGGTACACGACGGCGGGCGCCTATCAGGGCGCGTTGACGCAGTTCGACTTTGGCCCGCTGTGCCGTAAGGGGGGCAGCATCAACGCCATCGGCTCTTGGACCCGCGACAACGGGGCAGGGGGCGCGGACGATCTGTTGTGCATCGTCACGACGCAGGGCGAGGTCCTGCTGTATTCCGGGATCGACCCGTCGACCGCTGCGGACTGGCAACTGAAGGGCATCTTTACCGTGGGCCTGCCGGTCGTGGGGCCGCGCTGTCTGGTCAACACCGGACCCGATATGGTGCTGTTCTGCGCCGATGGGTTCCAGCCGCTGTCTGACTATCTGCAATATGGCGAGACCCGCGCAGGATCGACCGACCTGGCCCGCAACATCGGCAATAGCGCGCAGGAAGCGGTGGCGCTGTATCGGTCCGAACCGGGCTGGCAGGGCATCCTGTATTCCGATTCCTCCATGATGATCGTCAATGTTCCGCAGACCGGCGGGACGTTCTGGCAGTTCGTGGCCAACACGACGACGGGCGCATGGTGCCGGTTCAAGGGCCTGAACGGGTATTGCTGGGGCCGACTGGAAGGGGATGTCTACTTCGGCGGTGCTGACGGCATCGTCTACAAAGCCTTCACGGGCGCGACCGATAACGGTTCTGACATCGTCGCTGAGATGATTACGTCGTTCCAGTATGTCGGGGGCAGGGGAGTCAATAAGCGGTTCACGATGTGCCGGCCTGTCCTGCAAACGAACGGGCAGTTGCAGTATGGCCTAAATGTCGCGGTCGATTATGCCAATCCATCGCCGCTTGCCGTGGTGAACAGCAACGTGCCGGCAGGGTCGGTGTGGGATACGGCGATATGGGACGCCGGCATCTGGTCGACCGAGGACCTGTCATTACAGCGCGTCTGGTCAGGCGTGTCGGGGATTGGATACGCGGTGGCGGTCCATATGCTAATATCCACACACACGATCAGCGTGAACGTCAATTCGTTCGACCTTATGTATGAACAGGGATGGTCCATCTGATGCCGCAACTGTTCTT